GAGCCAGTCGCTCAATCTCTTTTTTCACCCCGGCGCCTGCATCCAGCGTCAGCGCCTGGCGCAACAGTGCCAGCGCAGTGGTCTGCTCTTCGGTTGTGCCGTTACGCAGCGCAAAAGCGCGTGCTTTGCAGAGCTTGGCGCGAACCACGTCGGGCATATCGCTGCCGGCGGTAAAGTCCGCGACGTCATCGAGCACCGACAGATATGGCGTGACGTCGGTAGTATCGTCGGCCTTGACCTGCACCAGGATCGGATCGCAAATCTCATCGACCAGAACAGTTGCAGCGGTACGGTTGAAGCGGTCGGGCATCAGCAGGCCATGTGTAACGACATAACGGCCAATGCGGGCGGCCAGTGCGTAATCGCCGGCATCGATCGCCCAGACCATCAGGGTGACAATAACTTCATCCTGTCGGCCGCTGCCGCCGTCGAGCGTGCCCTCAATCCAGCCCTCGTAATGCGGTAGCAGCTGGCGCTTCATCGCCGCTTTCGCCTGGTCAGACTGCACTCGCCTTAATGCACTCTGATCCATGCGTAGCCGGTGCATGATCTGCTCGTGCGCCGTCCGCGCAGTATCGGACTGCTCGTCGGTTTTGCCATGACGCTCGGCCATGACCCTCTGAAAATGTTTTTGTGCCGGTGTCAGCATTGTTTCTTCCCCGATTGACGGCGGGCCGAAGCCCGCCAGTGCGCGGTTACTCGCCGCCCGGTGCTTCGGCAAAGGTGATGCCGTCGATAAAGGCCACGGCGCCGTAGTCTTCAACGATGAAGTCATCGTTCGAAGACTGGTACGTTGCCACGCGGTTGTATTCCGACTCCTCTTTGATCGCCCGGCGCAGACCGCCGCGCTGGTAGTAGATCGAGAGGTTTTTAAGCGGCGTGATGAGGATCGCGTTACCCGGCATGTAAGGCGCGATAAAGGTCGGCATGTTACCTACGCGTTCCTGCGCCACAATCAGCTGACCGGCCAGCATTTCGGTGTTCGGGTTGGTCTGGCTCATGGCGTTGATGGTCGGGAAATTGCTGGTTGTCAGCAGATCGCCGGACAAAATCACCACGTTGTCAGGGTTGCGCTTATGCCATTCATCCATGAGGCTGTTTTTGGCGTCATAGACCGCAGCCGCTACGTTGCCGTAGGTGCCCTCGGCGACAATGGCGTTGTTCTGGTTGCGCGAAGTGATCGTCACACCGGTAATGCGACGGTGCGCCGCTTCGTTGCGGATTTTTTGCAGCCAGCCAATACCACAATCCTGCAACAGCGGATTCGCTGCACGGTCTGACGGGTCGGCGTAGCTGGTACCGTTAAAGCCGATCATGATGCGGTCTAGCGACATCTGACGGGCCATCGCCGAGCTAATCAGCGGCTGGAAGTTCGGCTGATGCGCCCACGCATCCATCTGCGCATAGCTTACGGCGTAGTCGTAGTTGGTTTTACGGCACAGATAGTTGTACGCGTCCATCTGGTCGTTAGCGCCGGGATTGCGGCGGTTAGTGGTACTGTTGTTGACGCCCGCCAGCGGGCCTTT